TCTATGTTCTCACCGAATTTTCTTCTAGCTCCCTGATAGAATAGAGAATCCACATCCTTATCTGCATCACGTTCTCTGCCGCCACCCAAAGCTCTTCCTACAGACCTTCCTGCAAGACCTCCAAGACCAGTTGCTATAGCACTTGGAATAAGTCCCATACCGCCTGTAGCAAGACCCATACCAAGAAGACCGAGAGTTCTGCCCATACCGCCCCATTTAGCAGCCTTGGTACGCCTTCTACCCTCTTTCTTCTCTGCAGCTTCAAAGGCAGCTCTGTCCTTACTGGCTTGAGCTGCCATAGCTAATTGTGCATATGTTGCCATATTATTGCCCCTAATCTAACAAGGTATCATGTTATTTAATATTGCCATTATACATTAAAGTGCACATACTAAATGCCCAGTAAAGAATGTAAAGTCACCGTCAGTCGGTTCGTGAGTATGTTGTTCAACTCCCGTATCTTGCTTTATTACCAGCTCTATAAAATCATCAGTATCTAATTTTAGATCTATCGATAACCTTCCTTGCCAAAAATTGTCTGTTATAGTACCAGAAACCAAGTGGAGACTACTCGCAATCCTATTTGTTGCATTAGATGGAGTTGCATTCCCATCATTTTTAAATAAAGCAACATCAAGCCTTTCCTCTGCATCAAAATCCCCAGCATCTGTATCTTTATCATTGTCCAATAAAACGGTGGCATCAAAATGATAGATCCCGTTATAAGGAACTGTAAATCTATAATTGGAAGTACTCCAATTTCCTCCGTTATCATAATATTCGCTATTAAGAATTATCCTAGTGAATGTATCATCGGCTATTGCCTGAGCATCAACACTTGTGCTTTGATAGACACTGAAGGCAGGATAATTATTCGTTACAAGTTTTCTTTTTAGGTTGATACTACCAGCAACTGATAGATCATTATCCACATATTGATCACCATTGTGTACCATTTCAGAATACCACAATACATGTCCCTCTCTGCGATATCGCCTTAAGGACCTATTCTTTGGCTGATATAAGATCTCTTGACCTTCACGCATATTCTTTAAAGACGGCTGTACTCTCGAAACAGATATTTTATTCTGTTTTAGATCGGTCAATCTTCTTATTACTCTATCCATCTTTTTTATGCATGAGTCTATATTCAAAACTTATATCATTGATCCATACTGTTGTAGCAGTAGTAGCTCCAGTCTTAAGCTCTAACATGAACTTTGAGGATGTTACTGGAGTTGTCAATGACCATTTACCTTTTTGCCAAGTTGTTGAACTTGTTGCATCGCTACCACTACTGAATGCAACCCATGTAACTCCGCCATTGATACTATAGTATATTAAACTTGATATATCTTGACTGCTCTTATAGGTAATATATACAGCATAGAGTTTCTTTTGTTTGTTTGGAATTCCAAAATCCAGTTCTTTGGTTCTGAATTGAACATTCTGAACTGCCTGTTCTGTTCTATGGAATTGATAGAAGTCAACTCCTGCACCAGCATCTGTGCCTACGAGTATTTGACCAACACTACTAATATTGGTTGATACTGGATTAGTAATATTATCTTGAGCAAAGTCTTTTAAATATGTAAAGTTATTTCTTTTGAGGTCGATCATATATGCATCACCATCACTAACACAGTTCTTTATTACATATACCATTGACTTTACTTCATCGTAAAGAATGATAGAATTGATAGAAATAAAAGTATACCATGTATTATCATCTATCTTATTCTCTGTAAGATCGACTATTTGTGAGCCGTTATATAGATAAAGACCATTAGAGTTAACCCAAACTATCCCATGCTGTGTCTTATATACAGCAGCATGATGTTCAACACCCATGAAGTTCTTAGTGTCCTCTAAGAACCAGTTATGAGGATCCCCTGATATATTTATTATATCCATGCTTTTTCTTTTAAATGCAAGAAGACGGTCAGCATAGGATTCTATTGCCATATATGAATCAGCGTCACCTTTGGCTGCTTCAATGAAATTAAACTCAGGAAATGTATCATAACGATGTGGCATACTATACATTATCTTATCGGGAAAATGAATAAGACTTGCCTGATTAGCATGACCTTCTATCTTATTCTCACCCTTACTTTTATCAGCCATACGCACATTACAGACAAAAACCCTGTTATTAGCTACCGTAGCATCTCGCCATTTTTCTCCATTACCACCAAGATCATTAGAGAATATATTTGATGGATATCCATTTATTATCTCATAGTTAAGAATGCTTAATGCATTAACATTCAGATATGTAGTAACAGAAGCACCTATAAAATGAGTATCATCTGCTGCTAATTTCCAGGAAGTATAGTCACCATCCAGATCTGTTCTTGCACCCTTTGAAAGGTCTATATCCAAAAGAAATGTCCATTCATCATCACTTCCAGACTCTCTGATATATATTCTACCACCAGATATACGCTCATCATAGGCTCCCTGTGCACCTATTTGTATACTTAACTGCTTTAGGTCAGTATGGTCTAATGTAGTATCTTGATCAGATATTACAGTAGCATCATTAAGACCATAATGACTTAATAGTGATTCCTGATTACCGTCATAAATAAAAGATTGTGCAAATTCATATGTAGCTTCTGGTACTAATCCGTCAGTTGCTGATGAAAAACATTTTAAGGTGAAACCAGTACCTGCTGGTGGATATGTTAATGTATCACCAGAAGCATTATAATATTTTATAGCTGCAGCAGATGTGGGTGGAAGCAGTTTGTTATCATTAGCATAATATCCGCTATAGGTCGCTTTTGATGTACTGTCTACAAAATGCTCTCTGGAGATCCAGCCAAACCATTGGATCTTTCCTTGAGTATCTATATTAGTATCACAGCATCGTATAGCTTCTTCTACTTTATAATAAAGAACATTACTATTTGCATTATCAGCTAAATGACCTTGCAGTGTTATCGCATCTTCTGTATAGGCAGCAAGGCTACTCGAATAGACATCTATCTTATGTTCATCAGGATGTGCAACTAGTAGTATCTTATCTCCAGAAGGTATACCAGTGATAGTACCAGTAACAGAAATAAGATCATCAGCAACACCTGTACCTCCTAATGCAGAAGGTATTTGAGCAGGAGTAGCTCTATCCAGATATATCTCAGTTGAACCATTGCCTCCAACAACAGTATATATTCCATCTATAACACCATCATTCACTACAACACTTAGATAATTCATCGCCATGCCAGATAAAGATATCTCAGTACCTGTTGGAAACCAATTATGAAGATTAAGTGCTGTTTCAGCAGATGCATTGCTTAAACTTGCAACGATAAGAACAGCGGTATTATCTGTACTGCCCGGATCTGTAAAAGTAATTTCTTCATTAATAACATAGCCATCCCCACTAGCAGTTATAGTAAAAGTAGCGGCTCCAGCCCCATCTGTTGCTATTGAACATGTCATACCTGACCCTGAGCCATTTGTTGAGGTCTGTGCAGTAGCTCCGTGAGATTGACTCGCCTGCCACGCAGTATGAGAAGGAGTTAAATCATCAACGGTCGCAACGGGACCAGTATTATAATTTAATCTATCATTACCATCACTTTTACCCTTAACCATATGTTTCATCTCTAGATCAGATGTAAACCTAAATCCACGATTTGCAGCATTACCAACAAGAGCTAAAGACCTAGGTGCACCATCTGCATAATGGTCTGTCTCAAAATAGCCAAGCCCATAACCTGCAACAATATGATCTATATGTGTAGTAGAAACAGCGGACAACTTATTATTCGTGCTATCCTTCATATTAAAGGCAGCATCCATAGCACCTTGCTGTGTGAACATGATATTCACTGCCTTAGATACTTCGTTATCTGATATATCAGATGGGTCTTTTAGACTATTCAGTCCTCCAGAGAAATCTCTTAATGGATATATCTGTTTAGGCATTGAAGGTCATTGTCTGGTATGACATGGAGTGCTGCTTGTTGAAGTAGCATCTTGAGTGCGATGAGGAAGTGGTAGCAAGCCCGAAATAGGAAGGCATGGGCTTGAGTACTGTCTTTCTCTTTTTATGTCTTAACCTGTATATCATTCTACTAATTCAAAGTGCCCTATGTCCCTGAAGCCTGTATCCTTTGTGAATGTATCCCTGTCCCAGTCAAGTCCCCATCTCAGCTTTACGCCAAGCTGGGAAGCAACCCCAAGGATGAATCCGCCAAGATATACGAATCTCTCAATGTCATCATAATCTATAGGATATGGGGCAATATCAACTGCCTTACCTTCAAGATGCTTTGACCTCAATGTCTTACTTGCACCTTTAGCAACATAACTTTTCTGCGTTTCAAGCGTTCTAAGACCTTCTATGATAGAGAAATCAAAGTGCTTGATACTCTGATTCAGGACATTGACTATATCAGAATCAAGACCCTTTAATCTTGATCTACTTTTTTTTCCGAACCTTGGCATTCTTGCTTTTCTTCTTTGGGGGTCTACCCCTTTTCTTACCGTAAGTACCTACACCTTTTGGCATTACTTCCTCCAGACCATTTTAATTGCTTCTGACAATACATCCATACATTCTTTAGCAATAGCCTGCTCTTCAGCCTTGGTGACCTTGCCGTCTGCCTTAGCAGCTTTATATGTCTCTGCTACTTCTTTCATGGATACCAATAGCATACGCCATTTGGTTGCTACCATTGTAGCTAATGCTCCAAGAATGATAGCTATCAGATACGCTGCGTTCTCCCAGTTTAACCAATCCATTATATTAACCTCATTATTATTGATATGATCATAGGTATGACCAGCACTCCTACTGCACCCCAAGTCTTAACGATAGTAAGATCAGTATCGTGCGAACCTACCTTGTTATTAAGTTTTTCTAAATGTTTATCAATTCTTTGTAGCTGTTTAAAGATACTTATCTGCCTCTCGTCAAGCTTGACCAGCCTTGCGGTAGTATCGTTCCTGTAGTCCTCAACTCTCATTTCCCATTTATCCTGCTTACACTGCCCTTAACTTCCATCATGACATCTGAAAGCTCATTGATCTCTTTAACAAGGTCCTCATGTCGTCTATCTCTTGTATTATCAGACGAGTTCCATCTATCTAAGAATTTAATTATAATTCCCTCAATATTATTTATCTTAACAGACTGCCCCTTGTTCTCCTCTTGAAGGCTATCAAGTGCTTCAGCTTGCTTATCAGCAACCTTACCTTGTTTTACATAACCATATATGAATAGAGCAACAACAACTCCCATTGCTCCATATTCTGCATAGAGATCTATATATTCCATCACTTCTTTTTACGCTTTCCCCAACTTAATGGATTAAGATTAAGTTCTTTCTGATACCATTGTAATTGTTTTTCCATCTCTAAATACCTTGCATCCTCTTCTGCTATATGTTTGGAAACGAGGTCTGTAATCTTTTCGTTAGCATCATCCATTCCTCGCTCGAGTTCTCCAATGCGATTTTCAATTTGAAAATATCCATAAACAATCGCAGAGATAGCCACAAGGCACTGAATAAGCCACTTAATATTGAGACTAATGATAGTATTGTCCCCCACGACAGATGCTCTATAACTTCGAGCAGTCTTTGGCTTAGCATCAGACATTCCACCCCGCTACAGACCAACCGCTATCACACCCAACAAAGGAAGTTACAAAGAACAATGTAAGTGTCAAGAGTAAGCACCATGCAATTAATAATATTATCTCATTCTTCTTCAAAGCACCATCCACCATGCCATAGCTGTCTCTACGAACAGATCTGACGCAGTATTAACAGCCCATTTCTTCTTAGATCCATATGGTCGCCAATTCTCTACGACCCACTCGAATATCTCCCACAACACTCCAATGATGAATACCCCCATTACGCACCATAGATCGGACCAATCCAACCACTGGAATATTTTACATAGGAAAGCACCAGCGGCTATGTGATAGGATGTCCAACCATCCAATGCACCTGAGCTACTCTGCCATGCTACAAAGGTTGCTAAGGGATTCTTCATTATTTACTGCCACTAAAAAGCTTACTAAAGAACTTACCTTTCTTCTTCTTACCCTTCTCTTTCTTCAGACCCTTCTTCTTTTTCTTCTTTTTGATCTCTTCCGTGTTCTCCTTATTGTATTCCATAGCGGAAACAGGAACAGTTCCGAATAACATTGCTGCTACGATCATATATTTAAGTATATTCTTCATATCACACCTTTAAATGTTTAGACACTTCTTTATCTCCACTATGTACCATAGGTACAATCCTTGAGAGAAGTTCTGTTTTTGTTTCACTCCCACCGTAAGATATATTACGCTTATCATAAAAATCCTTTATCTGAGCCTTAGTATTTGCATCTGTAGGATAATCTGCTTGACTCGTAGCGACACCATTCAATAAATGATGTTTACCAATAAGAACCCTGCCATGTCCATCCTCATGTTTCTTAGCACATTCAGATACATAATATTCTTCTATGGTCTTAAAGCTATCTGAACGCTTAACTACAGTACCATCTACCTCTACAAAGTAATCATATCTTGATGAAGGGTAGGTCAGAGTCTCGACAGTCCCATCTGCATAGGTCTTTTGACGAACAGCATTAGGAGTAGTATTACGATGTAACCTTACTCGATGACCCTGACTGCACCTTCTTAC